TTCTTGCTTATGAAGTCTAACCGCTCGCATGACCAATGGGTCAATTGCGTTTCCATTTAGGTCTTTGAGAGCATAAAGGTCTATCTCTACATCCTGCCGAGCCTTGAACTGCTCTCTAAAGTTATCATCAATGATTCCAACAGTTATCTCCCAGCTATCTGTATCGCATACATTATGCTCCTCATAGATTGCGAGATTGAGCATGCCATTGAACTCGTAAGGCTCGCCTGCATAACCTACATCAGAAGTGATTTGAATGCTTATCTCGGCATTGATAAAGTATTGGTCATAAAGAGCCTTAATAAGCTTTGCTCCTCTCTCATAAAACTTGAGCTCTGTAGAGAAAGGCTGATCTATCCCATGAGACTCCATCCTGATGGCTGTAAACTCAATAGCATCCCAGCCAATTGGTTCTTCTACCTCAGTGCCATTCAGATAAAAATTCCATCCTGCCATGCTTCAAATTTAGCCAAAAAAAAGGGATAGCAATGCTACCCCTCTTTCCTCTATCTAAACCAAACATTAATTCTCAGTCCTAAACCTATTGTTAAGAATTTTAGTTGTCCTTCTTGGTGTTCTGATAAACTTCTCAAAGCCTCTCTCATCCATGTTGAGCTGAGTAATGGGCAAGCCTTTTAAGATGCTTCCAAGTTCATCCAGTTTGCCAATCATTGGGCTGCCACTGCTTGACTGCTTGCCCGATTGCATACTGCCCCAATAGATTTCTTGCTTGCTCAGAGCATGGTTAGGAATAACATGCGAACCTTTAGGCAAGTCTACTAGTGTAGCTGTTGGTGGAGTGAAGTAAACCTTACCGGATTCAGTAATAACTTTCTCAACTCCCCTCTCTCCTACCATTGCTTTACCTCCTTTGAATGGCTTTCCCTTAGTACCTTCTGCAAACTCAGGCACTGGCTGAGCAAGCACAAAGCCAATCTGAGCAGCAGCAATAGCAGCTACTAAAGCTGCCAATGGTGGCGCACTTACTGAATACTTGACAATCTCAGGAGCAGCAGCGAAAGCAACATTAGCAATTGAAGACAATTGTTGCGCCCTAAATTGCTTAAGCTTAATTTCTTTTTCATCTGCTGCCTTTTGTTGCTCCAATTCAGCCAGCTTCTGCTTGTTCCCATCTGCAAGCCTTACTTCCTCGCTGTATTTTTTATTTATTGATTCAAGTTCTTTACTTAATCCTTGCTGATATAAGTCAAATGATCCTTGAACGATTGTTTGAGCAAGCTCAACAGCCTTTTGCTTTATGGTTTGTTTTTTTTCTTCTTGCCTTTTTAGCCTTTCTAATTCCAACTCATGTATGGCTTGTGTTTTATCCATGCGCTGTTTCATATCCTTGTCTAAAGCATCTTGACCTTTCTTATAGTTTTTGTCAGTTTCAGTACGCAGATATTGAAGACCATCTTTATTTATTAATCTCTCATTTTTAGCAGCATCTTCATACTCTTTTGAAGCCTTATCTCTTTGAAATTCAGAAACCTTTACTTCTTTTTCAGTTATGCCTATGTTCTTAGCACTATATTGATTCTTAAGGTTGTAAACTGCCTCTTGGTAAACCTTCTCAGCACCTACTTCCCCGAGTTTACTACCCCGAATTTGAGCCATTAAGACTTGTTGTTGCTTCTCAAGTTCAATAATCTTTAACTTGGTTTCATATTCCTTCTTATCAGCCTTATCCTTCTCATCAGCAGCCTTTTTTTGCTCGGCATTAAATTCAGCATAAACCTTAACAGTCTTTTGTGTATTGTCATTATTTAGCTTAAGTTGAGCATTGATGGCAGCATTCTCTCCCTTGTAGACTGCTATCTGCTCAAGCAGAGCCTGCAATTTCTGCCTATCCTCAAACTTAGCATCAAAGCCTGCAATTGAAGGAGCTTTTCCAATCTTCTTATTAATTTCAGCAGCTTCTTTTTCAAATTCTTTTAAGGATTTAGTGTTTTCTTTAGCTCTTTGCTCAAGCATGTCCATAGTCATTGTCTTAGTTTTAGACTGGAATGACTTGAATGAATTAAGTTCAGCCTGCTCAATATCCTGCGCACCTGTTGTGCCTAATTTAAATAGCTCATTAATGCCATCCATAAAGTCAGCAGTAGTATCTAATGCTGCTGTAAGAACTGGCTTAAGAAGAGTGCCTATTGAGTTTAGGAATTTATCCCAAGCATCTCCAAGATTATTGACCTTACCTCCCAATGTTGCTGAGACAGCAGCAGCAGCACCAGCTACACCTTCATAGTCTCCAAGAGATAAAATATATTCCCTAATAGCTGTGTTGTTGAATTGAACTTGTGTCTCAACATCCTTGAAAGTAAACTTAACCTTATCACCCTCTTTGCTTGCTCTAATTCCAAAGTCCTTAAGCCTTTCAAACTCCCCTACTTGAGCATCAATGATAGCCTCAGTCAATTGATCAAATCCTTTTCCTGTTGAGGATGCTAAGTCTCCAAGCTTTCTGAGTTGGTTAGTTGTTGGAACAAAGCCTTGATTAGCCAACTTCACAAAGCTTGCAGTAAGTTCTTCAACTGCAAAAGGTGTAGTCTTTGCAAACTCTTTGATCCCTTCAAGAGCAAGAGATGCCTGCGCCCCACTGCCTAAGGTATTTTTAAGGACTGCCCCAAGCTTCTCAAAGTTTGCAGTGGTGTCAAAAACTGCCTTTGCAAAGCCAAGCACAGCAGTCACACTAAATGCTCCTACAATGGCAGGCCCAAGTCCTCCAAGACTCTTACTGAAGCCTCCAACACCTTCCTGACCTTTGTCAAAGGCATCAGAAAGTTTATTGCCTGTCTCTGTTGCTTTCTTCCCGGTATTGCCTAACTCGGTATTAAGCTTCTTCATTGAGGCAATGGCATCCTGCTCCTCCTGAGTGAGCTTATCAAAGCTGGTGGCTGCCTTCCTTAGTTCAGAGTCATCAATGACATACTTAATTTTAATATCATTACTTGAGATTGCCATGTTCTTCTATTTGTCACAAAGTTACAATAAAAAGCCCCCCAATTTGGGAGGCTCTTTTAACTTAAACAAAACACAAAAAAAAATACCTACTTATTGCTTCTTTTACTCTTCTGCTCGGCAATCCATGCCGAATAGATTAGATAGTATTCATAGATTGGCCTTTCGACCAGGAATTTAATTCTCTGAGCATCTCCAGCTGCGATTCTAAAGACTTCACTAAATCGCTGTCTGTGCTGTCTGATGATTGAAGTGAAATAATATGTTTCAGCAGGTTTAGGCTTTGTATTGTTTCTCCCTGCAAATAGGTCTGGAAATTCATGCTGAATTCTGTCGAAGAGGGAAGATAGGCGTACTCCGGCAGATTCAAAAAAAAACCTTCCACATCATTGGACTTCATCCAATGCTCAAGCTTCTGCTTGTTGTATGGATATTGGTAATCAAGTGGATTCTCTTGCTCATCAAAGTAGACAACTGTTGCAAGCTTTAACTGTCTAAGCAGGCTCACAGACATCTCCATCTGTTCCTTAAGCCTTGAAGCCATAATGCCAACTTCATAGAGCTTCTTCTCATCCTTCTTCTTCTTATCCATCAATAGGTTGATTAGCCCATTGTTCCAGCCTCTTAGGTAGTCAGGGTTAATCTGCCATAGCTCCTCAGTAAAGATATCCCTGGCAGCTACTGCTCTCTGAAAAGGGACATTGACCTCAGATACGAATTTGAAGTATTTGACACCTCCTGAAGTGAAGGCATACTCAATCTGATCCCATCTGTCTTTTGGAGCTACTCCTGAATATCTTGGCTTTTCCGGATTAGAGATAAGAGTCGTTTCTGCATCAGGGACAGGAGGAGCAGGAACAGATGGTTTGCGCCTAAAAATATTGAACATAAGTAGAATGGTTGGTTAAAGATTAGACAAGAAATAATCAGGAATTGCCAAGCTCCTGAGCAGTAAGGACACTCACCAAGTGGCTTGGCCCATAAAGTCGGCAACTTCTGAATTTTGGACAGATACCACTGCCCAATCGGATGGTCGTCCAGCAGATAGTCCAAGAACAAGGAAAAAGCTGCACTGATCAGTGCAATCAGAGTCAATGTCAGCAGGCTTAGGCAACTGGATAATGCAGCAGCCTCTACGCTTACCTCCGCAAGAAGCAGTAAGTTCATCATACATAATATGGGTCGGGTAATAAGTCTGTGAATATGTTTAAGACTACCTCATTAATGCCCTCATCATTTCTAAATGTTTGGGCAAAGCTGAAGCAAATGGTTGAGTAGTTTAAGCCATCAACGGCTTTAAATTCATAAACCTTCTGATTGACGGGATTAATGAACATTAACTCATATTGTCCGGCATATGGATTGAAAAAGCCATCAGGACAGCCAGCCAAATCAACCTCAATGTAACCAAGGTAATCAATCTCCAATTGCTGGCTGATGCGAGCATTCACCCCAACTTTATTGATGTTGATGATGATTGAGTTTTCCGGATAGCTTGGTGGCACAAGAATCATAAAAGCATCAGGGCAACTGTTAAGAGGCTCACAGGCTTTGAAACAATTACTGCAACATTGTGCCATACTTTTCGAGATTGAAGTTGGAAGTTATCTCTGCAAAATTAGAGAAAATAAAATATCTAAAGGCATCTAATGCGTGAGACTTATCCGGGTTCTTATTCTTCCAAGGATCAAGGCTTCCCTGCCTGTCTACCTTAGCCTCTTTGAGGTCTGTGATTAACTCAGCACATGACTTCTCACTTATCTTAATCTTGGCCTTTTGAAATAGTAAGATAGTGATTAGCCTGCTGGCTATGTGGCTTGGGTTGGCCCTTGGCACTTGAAGCTGCACATCAATAATGTTCAGGTAGTTCTTGATCATTAAGTAAGCACTGATGTTGCCTTGGGTAAAGGCATTCCGAGCAGCACCTGATGCATCACCATTGATTACATAGTTCATACCAGGGTAATCCTGCTTTATGGTTTGACAAAGAGTGCCTAAGTCCCCTACTCTGTAAACCTTAAGCACATTGATATTCGCATATTGCTCTGCATCATATCCATACTTGATGTATTGACAGACTACGCATGTGTTGGTCACATTGAAGTCAAAGGCTAAGTAAAGCGCATGATTTGGAGATGCTTTAATAAAGCCCTGGTAGGTATTATGAAAGTAGTCAAATGATGTGCAGAAAAGGCTTTCTCTGTCCCAAACTCCCCACTGCCCCAATGCATAGACCTCATAGTAAGTCGGACTAATGGCCTTAAGTGCCTCCATCCTGACTGGATACTGTTCATCTAAGAACTCTAAAGCATCTAAGTAAGTGCCGTGAAGCCTAAGCACATCATTGGCCTCATTATGTGGCACATCATCGAAAAACCTCTTCTTTATCCAATGACTATCTGAGACAGGGTTAAAGGTCAAGAAGAACCTCTTTGGATGCTCTGACTTGCCCCGAAGTCTTAAAGTTATCTGAGTAAAGTCATCAAGAGTTAATTCTGTTGCCTCCTCAATCCAAATGTATTTAGCCTGGCTAAGTGACTTTAGCTTTTCGGGATCATCACAGCCTAAGAATATAATCTTATTAGTCCCTGACTGAAGCTCCATGTATCCAGTCTTAGCCTTGACAAGCTTATCAAGTCCCCACTGGCTTATCTTATTTCGGAAGTCAGCAAAGACTGAGTTTCTCAAAGTGGCTGCAACCTTTCTAATAACAAAGTAAGTCTGAAACTCATTGTTCCTATGATCGCATATCTCAGCCAAGAGCATCTGAATCATTGTCTGACTCTTGCCACTTCCAGC